CTTTAATTATGAACTATCCCATATCAAGCTAAAATAATGGAAGACGAATTCTACGCATCAGTTAAATTAGTATCAGGGGAAGAAATTTTCGGGGAGGTGATGCCTTCTGAGGAAAATGGTCGCACGGTTTTAATTATAAGTGATCCTGTAGAGATCGAAACAGTGAGTATGAATGGATCTCACGAAGGTCTTCGCATGATGCCATGGTTGAGAAGCATGCCTACTGAAGGTATTATTATCATTCCAATGGATAGAGTCATCACTGTAGTTGAGGCACAGGAAGACTCCGAGGTCGTCGCCTATTATCAAAGATTTATTATGACTAATCTTGCTGGTGGTTCATCAGAAAAGATAAAAGTCACAAAGAAGATGGGATATGTAATTTCAGTCGAGAAAGCTAGAGAGACTCTAGAGAAAATATATAAAAAGCCTCAGAGTGATATAGATAGCTAAATTGCTCTTGCGCTCTGACAGAGCTATTGTACATCTATTTCATAGACTTGTCAAGCGTCCTGTTTTATGGTATACTTAAACTAACAAAAGAGGTAACATAGAATGCCTGCAAAAGCAAAAACGCCAGGTGCTCCAAAAAAGAAAAGAGCAAGATCTGAACATTACGTTAACAATAAAGAATTCCTATACGCCATCGTACAGTATAAAGCTGATGTAAAAGAGGCGGAAGAGAAGGGAGACCCTAAACCTAGAATTACAAACTACCTTGGTGAGTGTTTCGTAAAAATCGCGACTCACTTGTCATACAAACCAAACTTTGTGAACTATATGTTCAGAGAGGACATGATATCAGATGGCATCGAAAACTGCGTTCAGTATATACATAACTTCAATCCAGAGAAATCTACGAATCCTTTTGCTTACTTCACTCAAATCATACACTATGCTTTCCTCAGACGTATACAGAAAGAGAAAAAACAAATGGAAATCCGTGAAAAGATCATTGAGAAGTCGGGGTATGACGAGGTTATGCATGTTGACGACACTTACGGTAATTCTAGTGACTACAATTCTATAAAAGAAGCAGTTCAAACAAAGATGAATCAATGAAGCTAACACAAGAACTAATTGACCAGATACAAGAAGCGATGCTACACACTAAGAAAGATGGTAGTATTAACTGGAAAGATGATGATGAAGTTGTAGTTCAGTTGGCAGGGACATTTGCTGCTGACAGGTTTATTGTTATCAAGAATAGGACAAAAGATCCAGTAATCTCGGCTGCACCACATCCTTACTTTGATTACGAGAAGGGTGAGTTTACTAAATGCAGTAGAGAAGAATATTTAAAAGAACAAAAGGAACTAAAGAATGAAAATAGCGATAATAACTGATACTCACTTCGGAGGTAGAAGGGGTAGTAAGGTATTCCATGACTTCTTTCAAAAATTTTACGACAACATATTTTTCCCAGAACTAGAAAAGAGAGGTATCAAACACTGTATCCATATGGGTGATGCTTTTGATAACCGAAAGAATATAGATTACTGGTCTTTAGATTGGGCAAAAGAACATGTATATGACAAGTTTGAAAAATTAGGCGTCCGAGTTTGGCAACTCGTAGGTAATCATGATGTCTATTATAAGAATACAAACAAGATCAATTCAATTGATTCGCTCCTAGAACATTACGACAATATCGTTCCTATATCTAATCCAGACACATATGATATAGATGGATTCAAAGCAATGATGATGCCTTGGATATGTGATGAGAACTATCAAGAGACTCTTGCAGCGATAGAAAAATCAGATGCCAAAATGGCTTTTAGTCATTTAGAACTACATGGATTTGAATTATATCCAGGCATGTTTCAGCAGGGTGGTATTGATAAAGGTATCATTGCTAAGTTTCCTACAGTATTCTCAGGACACTATCATACCAGAAGTAATGATGGACAAGTCTTTTACTTAGGTAATCCATATGAAATGTATTGGAATGATTGTGGAGACAAGAGAGGATTCAATATATTAGATACAGAAACAGGAGAGATTGAGTTTGTAGAGAATACATATCACATGTTTGAGAAGATATACTACAATGATACTCCAGCAGAACTATTCAAAGCACATCTATACAAAGATAAGATAGTAAAATTATTCATAAGATCAAGAAAGAGTCAGTTACAATATGACAAATTCCTTGATAAACTTATGAAAGCAGGGATCATTGATCTTAAGGTTGTAGAGAATACAGCAGTCAATGATACAGAAGTTGATTTAGATAGTGAAAAAGTAGAGGATACGTTAACGCTTCTTAATAAATATATTCAAGACTCTGACTTTGATTTAGAAAAGGAAAGAGTTCAAACACTTCTTAAAGAAGTATACCTAGAAGCTTGCGAAGCAGAGTAATGTACATTCTATCACTTCATGGAAGAGAAGGAGAAGGAGCCTATGCTGTCACAAATGATGATGGCCATAAGGCTTTGTATCTTTTTGAACATGAAGATGATGCTACAAGATACGCAGGCTTGTTAGAAGCAAACGAAGCAATTCCCTTGACAGTTGTACAAATAGATGATAGACTGGCTGTAGAAACATGTCAGAAACACAAATACAAATATGTTATTATCTCAGAAGATGATATAGTGATTCCACCTTTAAATTATGATAATATTCAAAACGATACGGTGGCGTAATTTTTTATCAACTGGTAATCAGTTTATAATTGTAAGTTTCCAAAAATCCCCGACAAATTTGATAGTAGGTGCTAATGGAGCGGGTAAATCTACTATTTTAGATGCACTGACTTTCGTATTATATAACAAACCTTTCCGTAAAATTAAGAAAGCACAGTTAATTAATACTGTAAATGAGAAAGAGTGTGAAGTACAGATAGAATTTGAGATACAGGGTAAGATTTATACCATTGTAAGAGGTATGAAACCTACTTTGTTCCAGATTTACATAGATGGTAAGCTACAAGATCAATTTGCTAATCAATTAGATCAACAGGCATATCTAGAAGATAATATTCTAAAATTAAATTACAAATCCTTTACTCAAACTACAATTTTGGGATCGGCGACGTTTGTTCCTTTCATGCAACTCGGTAATGCAGACCGTAGAGCTATTGTAGAAGACGTTCTAGACATCAAAATCTTCTCTGGCATGGCAAAAATCCTTAGAGAAAGGATTAGTAAGTCAAATACAGAGATTAAAGAACTGACAATCAAGAAAGATATGATTGCAGAGAAGATTGAGATGCAAAAAAACTTTATTGCTGACCTTGACAAGAGTGGAAAGAAGAGAATTAAGGAGACAAAACAGAAATTAGATGATTTGTTTGAAGATGAGTCCACGTTGATGGGAGATAATAAGAAATATGAAAATTTAATTAAGACAAAATACCAACCAGAGCTAGAAAATCTATCAAATGCTCGGGGTTCTCTTAAGAAAATGAACACAATCAAAATTAAACTGGAACAACGGATACAGAATATAACATCCGATCATAAGTTTTTTGCTGATAACGTATCATGCCCTACATGTGGACAACAAATAGAGGAAGAGTTTCGTATAGATAAAATTAAGGACATAGAAGGTAAGGTCAAGGAGATTAATTCCGCATATAAAGACCTTACCAAGTCTATAGACTCTGAACAAAAAAGGGATAAGGAGTTTACAGACATCTCCAAGCAGATCACCAAACTAACGAATGACATTTCTACCAACAATTTTAAAATTTCTCAGTATCAACGACAGATCAGAGATTATGAATCAGAAATTCAAGAAATTACCGAGCAAATTGCAAATCGAAATACTGAAAGAGCCACTCTTAAGTCACTCAAAAGCGATCTAACAAGCGTAGAAAAGAATAAAGCTAAACAAACTGAAGACATAGACTACTTAGAATTTGCAAACTCTATGATGAAAGACTCTGGAGTCAAAGCAAAGATCATAAGAAGGTATTTGCCTGTCATGAATCAGAAGATCAATAAGTATCTTCAAATGATGGACTTCTATATCAACTTTACCCTAGATGAACAGTTCAATGAGAAGATCAAATCACCTATACATGAGAAATTCAGTTACGAATCATTCTCTGAGGGTGAGAAAATGCGAATTGATCTTGCTATTCTGTTTACTTGGAGAGATATTGCTAAGATGAAGAACTCATCTAGCACAAACATCCTGATTCTTGACGAAATATTTGACAGTTCCCTTGATAGTAACGGCACTGACGAGTTTACTAAGATCATCAAGTATGTCATCAAGGATGCTTATGTGTTTATGATATCTCATAAGATAGATGAACTCACTGATAGACTGGATAATTTAATTACCTTTGAAAAAATGAACGGATTTACAAAGGTTAAGTATTCTACATAAGGTACAATGTTCGGTATACCGTATGTTACTACTAGATGGGTGTCATTCCTTAAAACTTGAGTGTGCATTAAGGGATTTAGGATTCATTGACATGGAATGGAGAACAGTTGCTAATGCAGGGATATTTTTTGTACAACCTGTGGGTATGCCTGATGATCCCGAAGGAGATTTATTTGGATTTACTATTACATATGAGAGTAAGGTTATAAAAATGCAGAATACTGCAAAGAAAGCATTAGATACAGCTATAAGATGGTCAGGGGACAGTTGACAGGCTGGCACACTTATGGTTGCAATTGGCACAGGGTAGATTATAATATAAACATAGACAAGAAAACAAATGCTTACCGAAGTTAATTACGAAGTCAAAGGTCAACTTGCAAAACTACTTGCAACAGAAGATCTTATCATAGAGAACAGGAGAGTCTCTACAGCATCCTTTGATGTAGAACGTAGAGTATTGACCCTTCCAATGTGGGAGAAGGCCTCTAGTGTCGTATATGACCTTCTCGTAGGACATGAGGTTGGACACGCATTATACACACCAAACGAGAACTGGATGCTTGATTATCCAGAAGTTCCACCATCTTTTGTGAATGTATTTGAAGATGTGAGAATCGAGAAGTTGATGAAACAGAAGTATCCTGGCTTGACTAAGACATTCTATACTGGATATTCTCAACTAGCTGATCAAGATTTCTTTGGACTAGAAGGACATGATGAAGAAGACATCAATCTCGCTGACAGAATCAATATTCACTACAAGATTGGTAACTTCACAGATATTTCTTTTGAATCTGATGAACAACAATTTGTAGACAGAGCATTCAAGACAAAGACTTTTCAAGATGTTCTTGAGTTGGCAAATGATCTTACTTTATTCTTGAAGGAACAACAAGAACAAGAAAAAATAGACAATATACCCTTTGGTATGGATAGTGATGGAGGTCTTACTGAACCACCAAGTGATGGCGAATCAACAGAGTTGCCTTTTGATAGTGAGGGTGAGGGTGGTTCTCAGGGTAAACAAGAACCATCAGATGAACTTACTGATGATGATATTGAAAATTATAGTGAAGGTATTCAAGGTGGAATCCATGGCAATATGGAAGCAATCACAGACAAAACCTTACAAGATAATCTAGAGAATCTTACAAAGACAGAAACCAAAGGTTCTCATTATGAACCTGAGTATGTTGAACTACCTGATCTAAACTTAAAAACTGTAGTTGCTCAATATACTGAGGTTCATGAGTATCTTGATAAGTATTTCCGTGATGCACAAGACAACTTCACTAAGAATGCTGAAGCAGATATGAACATCTATGAGAAAGTTGACAATGAGTATAGACTCTTCCGTAGATCTGCACAGAAAGAAGTCAACTATATGGTCAAAGAATTTGAGTGTCGTAAATCAGCAGACGCATATGCTCGTGCTACTGTATCAAAGACAGGTGTTCTTGATTGTACAAAACTTCATTCTTACAAATATAATGAAGATCTATTCAGAAAGATTACAACTCTACCTGATGGTAAAAATCACGGCCTCATATTTGTTCTTGATTGGTCAGGTTCAATGGCCACAGTTCTACAGGATACTGTAAAACAATTATTCAACTTGATTTGGTTTTGTAAGAAAGTACAAATTCCTTTCCAAGTATTTGCTTTCACTAATGAGTGGAATACTCCAGAAGATCCATACCAAAATTATGAGTATCCATACAAAAGACCAACACCTCCTGATCATCACCAATATGCTGACGGTGTAATCAGAGTAGATCCTCAGTTTGCTATGGTTGAGTTTGTAAGTAGTGATGCTAAGAAAGGTGATCTAGAAAATCAAATGATGAATATCTGGAGACTATCTTCATCAATGATGTCTTACAGAAACTGGAATGAAACAGTTTACTATCAAACTCCTAGAAGATTGGCTCTATCAGGTACACCTTTAAACGAAGCATTAGTTTCTTTGAATCAAATTATTCCTGTTTTCCAAAAAAGAACTGGTGCTCAAAAAATACAATGCATCACTCTTACAGATGGTGAAGCACATCCACTACAATTCAATAAGTGGTTCAAATCTACTCATGATGGTTTCGATGACTACATGGGAACTAGATCAACCATGAGTGGTAGAGTTTACATCAGAGATAGAAAAGTTGGAAAGACTTATTCATGTAGAAATGAATATCATGAATTAACAACAGCACTTCTAGAACAACTCAGAGGTAGATTTACAGATGTTAACTTCATAGGTATCCGAGTCATGGATGGTAGAGATGCCAATGCATTTATCAGAAAACATATGGATTGGGATTTTGATAAGGTACAACACATCCAAGCAGCATGGAAAAAGAACAAGTCTCTCAAACTTGTTGATGTTGGATATCATGCTTACTTTGGATTATCTTCATCTGCTTTGAATAGTGATTCTGAATTTACTGTCAAAGAAGATGCTACCAAAGCTCAGATCAAATCTGCTTTCAAGAAATCATTATCTGCTAAGAAGATGAACAAGAAAGTATTAGGTGAATTTATGGAGTACATAGCGTGACAATTATATTAGTGTCACAACACTGGTTGCATGTAGTAGCATGAACCAGTATAATTAATACATAACTACAGAATGAACAATGCCCTTTGAAGCTAAAGTGAACCCCGAATCTCTAATCAATTCTTTAAGAGATCTATACGGTACAAAAATTACCGCTGCACACATCAAAGCATACTGTGCTCAGAATGATGTGGGATACCAAACTGTCACCAAATATCTAAAACCTTACAAAAAGGCGATTGGTAAATGGAATCTAACAGTTGCTCAAAAGTTGGAAGAGACTTACAACAAAGCTGCAGCAGAACCAGCAACAATAACACAGAATTTAATTCCTGATGTTGACCCTAACTTCGTTAAGTTTGGAAACTTCAACGATGTCAAAAAGATTATTCAATCTAAATTATTCTATCCTACCTTTATTACTGGTCTATCAGGTAATGGTAAGACATTTGGTGTAGAACAAGCCTGTGCTCAACTCAAGAGAGAAGTTGTTCGTGTAAACATTACTATTGAAACTGATGAAGATGACCTCATTGGTGGCTTCCGTCTTGTTAATGGTGCCACAGTATGGCATAATGGCCCAGTCATTGAAGCCCTCGAACGAGGAGCTATATTGCTCCTTGACGAAATCGACCTTGCCTCTAACAAAATTCTCTGCCTTCAGAGCATCCTTGAGGGAAATGGAATTTTCCTTAAGAAAATTGGCAGATTCGTTAGACCCGCCAGAGGATTCAACATATTCGCCACCGCAAATACTAAGGGTAAAGGTTCAGACGACGGAAGATTTATTGGAACTAACGTGCTCAACGAAGCCTTCCTTGAAAGATTCCCAGTTACCTTCGAGCAATCCTATCCCTCAGTAAAAACAGAGGAGAAGATCTTAAATCTCTTATGTGATGACAAAGAGTTTTGTAAGAGACTTGTTGATTGGGGTGACATTATCCGTAAGACATTCTATGATGGTGGTGTAGAAGAAATCATCAGTACACGCCGTCTTGTACACATTGTAAAAGCGTACGCTATCTGGAAGAACAAAGAGAAAGCAATTGAAGTATGTGTCAATCGCTT